CCATACTTATACAAGAATGTTTTACCCTCATTCTCAGGGTGCTTAGGATCCTTTACAACAAGGATGTTACTGTAGTATGAAAGCTTACGCTTCTGTCTACGTGCAGTGTCCTTGTCTGCATCATCACCAGTGTTCCAGAGACCACGATTAACTTCACCTACTGGATCCTTCTCATTGATAGTGGTCAATGAATTTTCAATGTACCAACCGCCAGGTCCTTGGAATGCATGACTGTAAACTTTCGCCCAAGGTACTGTTTGACCTTCTGGTGCTGGTAGGAATCTGATAACAGCATAACCGTTACCACTTGCATCAACTTCTGGTTTCCAGAAGCGTTCGTCTACCTGTCTGCCACTAGCAGACTTCTCTAATTCTTTTTGTAAAAACTCTAAATTGTTTCCTGATTTTTTCTTTAACGTTGCGAATGACATATGATTGTTTTAGATTTAATTGGATTTGGGGTGGGAGGTTGGATTCATGTTTACCAACAAGTAAGGGGCATTGCTACATTGAGTAGATTTTTACCTTACTATCTGAGACCCGACTGGTAGGTCGATTCTTCCTTGGGGGAAGCAGCACCACCTGTGTCTCATCACCTTAACTAGCCTTATGCCAGCAAGTTTATTCAGTCACTCCCGTATCGAGTCCGTCAACCCGATATACTATTTATAGCACAGAAAAAGGGGGTTTGTCAACCCCCTGAATTATTAATTATTCCTGAAGAGGACTGCTTGTTCTCCATCTACTTAGATGGTACTCCTCTTTGGATCTGACTGTATGTGTATGATGCTTTAACAAAATGCTTTTTGCTAGAGTCATCTCACTCGTATAAAAAATAACTGGTTCAGTTATTCCTGGATCACCACTCATTTATTTGTACTAAGTATTGGTTCTTTGTGTTCCACGACACACTCATCAGCAATCTTCTGCTCTTGCAAGGAATTTAAAATCCTTTCCATATCAAGTTGTGATAGTTCTCCGTCTTCTGACCACTTTAAAGTTTGTAGCATTGTCCTGTGTTGGGTTCCACATATTATATAACATGAAATTCACACAAAATACCGTTTCCTTTATACTATCTTTCGGTTTCGTTTACTTTTTGTTATTATCTTCTTCTAATTTATCTCTCATGATGGAGATCTTCTTCTGCAATTCATCAAACATTGATTGCATTGGTGTGTCAGGTGTAGCACCTAGCATTACTATGCCCTGTTTCATAGTCTCTTTAACAGACTTTGCTTCAGGATCATCACTCAATTCAATACGAGCATAGAAAACTTTCTGTTTCTCAATGAGTCTTTCTAATGCTTCAAAGTATTGTTTCTTTCTATCATAATCAAGGAGCATAAAATTCATAGCAGATCTAAAGCAGAACTGCTGGAGTTCTACCATCTCTTGAATGTCACCTCTAACTAATTCTGATTGGAAAAATCTACTCATACTAGCATCAACTTGGCACGACTTGTTTTCTTCATAAAGTTGAGTTCTTGTGCCTCGTGGCGCAACTTCTCTTTAAGTGGTTTACTAATCAATTTAGTAACACTATCTAGTTCTATCTCATTTAGTTCGCAGTAATGGATAACCGAATCTATGTAATTCATATCCGAATTATGTAGAGCAATCTTTTCCACTTCCTGCGAGAATCTCGCAGCTGTCATAAATTTATCCTCAAGTAATTGCTTTTTGTCCATAACGTTCTTGGTATTCGTGGATGTAACCCATTAATGTGATGAAGTATTCTTTCTTAGGTGGAAGTACTTTCACCTGAGTTTCCCCATTCTCACAAGCAACGATGGTCACGATTTTTTTAACGCTCACATCATATAACTCTTGGAGCATACATGCGTAAGCAGTTTCTTGCACGAAGTAATCAGTTAGATACTGTTCTCTCTTAGGTGTGGCAGATGTCTTGAAGTCGATGATAGATAGTTCTCCATCAAACTCTGCAATACAATCCACTCTTCCTGCTAACTCTAAATGCTTCGAGTAGAGAGCGGCTTCCTGCAAGTAAATATTATTTATCCTGTTCAGAGTATCCACTGATTGATAGAACATAACAGTAGGAAGCGGAGAATCTTTATACTTTTCTATCTCTAACTTATTGTTAAAGTAGTCCTCAACTATAGAGTGATAGGTTGTACCTCTCTTAGTTGATCTTGCGGATATTCGATTCGCTTCCTCCATACCAACACGTTGCCTCCACTTAGCAATACCTGCCATCTTCTTAGCATTGTTGCTAATGACAGTAGTAACTGATGGAAACTTGTCTCCGTCTGGTGTAAGGTATACACGCTTGCCGTTGACTATCTTTGCTGGCATTTCAATAGGGGTCACCCCCTCTACATGATTAAATTTCATAGGCCAGCATTGATTTTACTAATGAGATATGATTTGACTAGACCAGATCGAACGATGTCTTCTATGCCAAATTCGACAAGAGAAAACTCATCCATAGATCCAATGATTTTTTGGAAGTCTAGGATACCAGTACGCTCATTGGTCTTAACTAGATCAGTTTGAGCTTGGTCTCCACAGAATACTATCCTACTATCTTGTCCTACTCTTGTTATTATACTATCTAACTCGTGAAAATTCAAGTTCTGACACTCATCAATAATAATGATAGCATTATCAAAGGTAGTACCACGTATGAAACTAGTAGACCAGAATGAAATAGTATCCTGTGACTTCAAGTTATGATAAAGCATTTCATATGCATTATCATCTGGCATCTGAAACATGTTCTGTACCATCTTTTTATATGGTACTTGATATAAGAACGACTTGTCATCAGCATCACCAGGTAAGAAACCAATCTCTCTAGATGGTACTAGAGAACGTACAAGATAGATCTTTTCATATGGAGTAGAGTCACCAAGTACATCACACAATGCTTTATACAATGCAATGAATGTCTTACCTGTACCTGCTACACCATAAGCATAGATCATCTGACCCTTATCCCACTCTTCAAAAAATACTTTCTGATTATCAGTGAGTGGTTCAATAGGAAACATTAGTTCCTGATTGACTGGCTTGCGTCTTTTCTTTTGCTTGGCAGTCATACCTGCTCCTGGTGCTTTAGTTGTCTTCTTCTTAACTGGCATAGGTTAACCCCACTTCTCCGCGATAGATTTATTAGTTGGTGCTTTAGGTAGAATTTTATTCTTCATGATGTCTGACCAACCAGGATGAGTTTTGCTCATCTTATGTTGCCAGTCACCTACTTCAGTAGAATAGTTTCCGACTCCTGCCATCCAATCCTTATCCCAATCTGGATTCTCCTTACGCCACTCATCATAAGCAGCCATTGTCATAGAGAGTTCTTTAGTCTCTCCAGTTTCTTTATGTTTTACTGGGTATGTTGGCATAGTTATAACCATTCTTTAGGAATATCGTGTGCAAATGATCGTGGAAAAGTATTACTCTCCCATAATCTAAACCTTGAATTAAAATCATGGCACGTAGAGATCTTAGTCTCTTCATTTTGTAGAGGACATTGGATAGATCTTGCTATTGCATTACCTGCGACAACAACTCTGTCCTCATTCTCCTCATTAGCATCTACTCTATGTAGAGCCCAAGACGGAAATATAATAAAATCTCCCTCGTTTTGTTCGGGATAGATTGATGCACCATGAGAGTCTAGGAAACGGAAACACTTCTTTGAAGTGGGTCTAATGAAATGAACCCAAGAAAATAATTCTACTCCAGAGAAATGATCATGTGTGAAGTGAGTACCAAGTGGAGCAGGTGAAGCAGGATATACTTGAGTCCAGTAATCACAGAAGTAATCAGTCCTATAATATAAACCAAGATCCTTTGTAGCTTTCTCTAAGATATTAATGTATCCATCATTGAGTACCTTATCAGGACGTTGTTCTGGATCGACATGATAAGAAGAATAGAAACCACCCTTGAATGAATGCTTTATCTTCTTCAATCCCTTAACTATCTGTGAGACAATATTAGAATCTACTTTATGATTACCACCCCAGAATATCATTAGCCTATCCACTTTGGTATGTAAACGAATACTAGCACACAACCCCAGAATGTGACAAGAGCAACGATGTCCGTCAGTCTCTGAGTACCTGCTAGTATAAGTCCTAGAATAACTCCAGCAACCCAGACCCAATCTAATGTTGAATGGAATTTCTTCCACCCATCACCAAAGTCTTTAACGATCTCTTCCCTCAACTGAGCAAAGAATTTAGATTGGTGTCGTAGAATAACGAACCCCTCATTAAAGACCATAATAAAAAATCCTATCCAGAATATCATATCCACTCCAGTGCCTTAGCACATACAGGAAACTCATCTATAAGTATATTCTTACACGCATTAGCAATATCCATGTGCTCTTTCTGAGTACCGTGTCCAGTGCGTAGGTCTACGTAATGAACCCATGAACGAACACTACCAGTCATATAAATTCTGGTTGGTGATGCTAGAGGGAGAACAAATCTCGCACACTCCTTCGCAATGCCCTCACGTATAAGTTCATTGTATA